GAGCGTGCGGCGCCTCTTAATCCAATAGAGCCACTATCCATATAAAATACAGCAGCCAAATGGGCGCCAGTATCTGTTCCGCCATTACTAAAGTCTGCGACCGTGCCAGACTTCATCACCCAAAGTCCATAGGCGCCACCAACAGTTTCAGCGTCTGTGCCAATATTCTGGGTGGTTTTCCAGCCGGCAGATGCATCGCCAGCAGCAGAGGCGCCGGCAGCAGTTTCTTGGCCGAGAAGACGTATATAAGTAAGGGGTGCAACGTTGGCCCTAAGAAATGCTTTTGCGGCATATGTTCCATACATTGGAGACTGGAGGTTCTCACCGCGAGATATGTCACCACCACCATTGCCAGGGACCGTATCTCCAAACATAGTTACAAATTCAGAATAGGATTCTACTTTAACGGGCTGCATTGCTAGCCCCTTTCTGGAGCGCCCAATAACAACAGGTCCGATGACATCGGCTGTTTTCGGAATAAACGAATTATCAATTTCGTTAATAAACACCCCAGGAGATACAAATTTAAAGTTTTTAACTGACATTATTGTTTCCTCATTCTAAAAAATGGCTTTAATTGCCGCTACAATCATACTTTAAATAGTATTTTGGAACTCAAAAGTCTTCCCGAAATGCAATAAAGTGGTACTTTCACTTCAGGAAGTGATTTTTAAGTACCCCTCCGGAGTATCGGCAACCAATCCTTCTTGCGGAAAGGTGATCTCGACAATATTTTCTTCTATTCTTACAATCGGTCGGTCGTCATTTTCGCCTTCGCCAATCAAATAACCCAATACTCTTATTGATATGTCGGAAGTAAACATTCTCGCATCTTCATTCAGGTTAGAAACATTATTATTATGTGTAAAGCCTTGATCAATAAAAGCCTCATATAAATGGCCGTTTCTTTTCAAAACAAAGGCGTTAATTTGCCCTGTTCTAGTCATAAATGGTGCAAGAAGGTCGTTCATCTGCTGCTGGTATTCTGTTTTAATATGAATTTTATATTCGACGTTCACATATACCGGAATCGGAATTGACATGGTTTTGACGACAATCTTTTTATTTACTCTCGGAAAAAATCTTTGAGTGGATGCGGCCGAACCAGATGTATAATTACTACGTCTCGTATTGCCTACAACAGCAAAATTTCTTGTTTTGTCTTCGACAATCTTTTTGGCGATAACCATTCTACCGGTACGGCCGTTTTTATCTTCTGAATAAACATGAGCCTGAAAAGAGCCCTTTCTGGCTGGATCTTTTGTGATTCCCGTTCTTTCAATGCTAATCAAAGGAAGTTTTAGACCGCCTGCATCATCTCTTAAAGATTTTTCATTTTTAATCTGGAATGAACGTTCCGGCGTTTGCCACAATACTGGTACTTTTACCCAACCTTCGTTAGTGTTGGCATTGAGTCTTAAATCTTCTTTTAACCATGAAACTATCGAATAATCAATGTTTTCAATTGTAGATGCCAGCATTCCTATTTCACTTAGGCGAAGATCGATATCAGGCGGTATCATTGCAAAATCAAAATTATCAGGTAGCATCGAATAGTCCCTTCCTTGCTCTTCTGCATCTACCAGAAATTTCAAAGCCATGATCAACTTGACCAAATAGTTTTGTAGGCTCTGATAACTTAACTATCTCGTAATATATATCTCCATACAAAACAAAATCACCTTCTCGAACATACATATTCTGATCTTCTTCTAATCTTCTCTTGTGAAAATGAACATTAATTTCCCATATTTTATCAATCCCTGCATTTTCAAGATATTCAGTGACATAATCAGTGAATTCGACCAAAGCATAAACTCTTATGGGAGGTAAAAACGTTTTCTCGATTGCCTCTCCATATAAATCATGAAAGTTTGTTCTTTCTATATCAATGGGATAATAAAGAATTTGTTGTCCAATAACTTTTTCAATTAATTCATCATTAACTTGTTTGACTAAATTCCTTTCTTTTTTTCCGAAGAATAAAGGAGGTGGGGGTGCGGCTGGTTTTTTCCATTCATTATCGGCCATTGGTTACATTACCCCACGAATATTGGCAAAGGAGTGCCCTTAAAAGCTGTTGCCGCGGCATCAGTCATTTCGGAATCATTCTTAACTAGTTCCTTATAAGTGGCGCTCTCAAGAATTTCCATCAATTTGTCTCTAAGTTGTGTTTGCTCTTCTTTTGCCTGCGATAGTAATTCGGAATGATTTAAAGTCACAGATTCGCCAGGAATCGGCATTGTTGTAAATTTGCCCCTAATCTGTCCTAGCATCTCTTTGCATAAAGCTAGTGCATATTTTCTAATCCACTGTTTGCCCATGGAATTAATGTTCTCATAAGGTATATTATTAAAAGGCAATGTATTCATGTTATTAATTCCGGTTGTTCCGTCATAATATCTATCACTTACATCCCAGGGATTAGTTAAATCTACATAGAAATTAACCCAAATACGATCCATATCATTTAATCCCCAAGTGCTTGGGGCTGGGAATAATCTCAGGAAATTATCTTTAATTTCATATGAATAATGAGATGTTCTAGTATAAATTGAATCTTCATACATTATAGCTTGCATTTTATTTTGCCAAGTAGGAATAATCTCGAATGTAGAGTCGTCTGCAAACTGACCATATGTGGAATAATTTCCAACTACCCCTACGCCCCCATAATAGCCATAAAACCTCCACATAGCTCTTGGAGAGCGATAAAAAACGCGTGTTACAACGACTCTATTCTTGCCAACTTTACCAGAAAATACAACAGCCTTTCCGGCATCATCTGTGCCGGAATCAGAGGCATCTCCGATTATTGTCTGTAAATCATAATCTTGTTGATTGCTGCCGGGCTTAAAGGAGGCTGAAAAAATTCTATTCGTGCCTCCATAGCCGCCGGCAGTGGACATCGCATCTCCGATCTTGCGAGCTTGTGCATATTGATAGCGAGAATATCTTAATTCGATATTTGAGCCACTTAACGAATCACCATAAACCAATTGGCCTTGTTCATCAAAAGAGCCAGTGGCAGCACCCAACGAACTTCCTAAAACGTTCTTGCCCTGATGAAGATTAACGATATATGAATATTCTAAAACTGCCTCTTCATATGCAGCATATACATTCGCGGGCGTTAATTCAATATCAACAACATCGCCACCTAATTTCTTATAAACATATTTTACTTGTGTGGCGGCGCCGATAAGAAATGCTTGAGAGCCAGTATACGCTCCAATTGGAACAGCAGCGGCTACCTTAGAAGAACTTCCCGTAGATGTTAAAATAATTGAATTAGTCTGTGAACTGGGGGACAATGCTGACATATAAGCTATTTCCTTATTCTCAATGATAAATAGTTTTGATAAAGCAAAAACCCCCACAAGAGCGGGGGTTTATATAAGCTTAAATTAATAAATAATTTATTGTTTCTTTGTCTTTGTTTTATTTTTAGTCGTTTTGGCACGTTTAGTTGCCTTTTTGACTGTTTTCTTTTTAGTTACAATCTTTTTTTCTTCTACAACGGGTGTTTCAACAACTAATTCTTCTATTTCGGTGTTTTCCTGTTCTTCTTCTTTATTATTGTTAAATCTAATTTTCTTTAAATGTGTAAATTTAGGACTACGAAGAATTCTTCTTTTTTTGCCCATTTTGCCTCCAATGGTTATAATAAATAGTTTTGATTTTCTAAAAACGAAAATCTCAAAAATTGTAGGCGAAAAAAATTTGAGGGATCGCTACTTTTGGGTTTTAATCTCCAAAATAAAACCCCCTCCGAAGAGGGGGCAAAACATATAAAACATTTTAATGGCTATTGAATCTTACTGATCGGCAAAAGTAACACCGGTATCTGTTGCGGAGTTCACGAATCCGCTGATATACCATAATGTGCCATCGCACCAAACTTCAAGGTCGGTGCCACCATCAGGTGTCAAAATGTTGCATCTGGAGTTGGAGTTTCCGTCCGGATGATAGATTGCGCCATCTTCGCCACCAATATCGTGTTGAAGAACGCCGCCGATAAAATAATTTGTATCGGATCCAGTGTTAATTTGAAAATCCTCCGCATCAGCAGCATTTCCGACATAGACAAACCTGAAGCTAAGTCCATCTTGCACTCCAGGCAATGTAAAGATTGTATCAGCGCCGAGTCCGGCGGCGGCTGCTCCTACTAAAACGGTGCGACCACTCTGTGCGGCCGTCAGCGTTGATGTCGCGGTTCCATCGACGTATGCCGACTTCCGAAAATTCATAAGGTTGTTATTTTCATTGATCAGCGCCTTTATTCGAGCGTGACCTACTCTTTTAGTTCCCATAGTTAAAAACCCTCCATTTATAATCATGTTCCTGTATTAGTCTATTTCAACAATACTAGGAGGTAGTTCGAAGTCTACCCGATAACTTTGGTGTGAATGATATTCTCATTCTCATCTATAAGTAGTCTCAGACAAACGAAAGCCCCCGCCAAAGACGGAGGCTTTACGTTTATTTGCTATTTAGCTAATTTAGCTAGTAGCGCCTGCTTCACCAAGGAGTCCGCGTACAACGACTAAGCCGTACATATCAGGACGAACCATCTTCTTGGCATAGCGAGTCATCACGCCCTTACGGGGCACGAAGTCCTCTGGTCCAAAGATGGTAGGTGTGGTCTGTAGCGGCACATAAGGTGCGTATACATACCCAGACTCAAGGAAACTAGAGCCTCGACGGCCAACCAAGACAACGTTACGGAGGAAATAAGGATCCACAATAACATCGAATTTCTTGGAAAGAGCACCAACCTTAACGGCGCCGACAGAGCCGGTTTCGTCGTCAGCAGTGACACTAGCACGGAATCCAGCCGTAAACTCAAGGATGTTAGCAACCTCGGGTGAAACCACCACGAAGTTTGCTCCACCACGGAGAGTCTTACGGTGAATCTGAGCGGACACATCGTTAATGGTCTCAATCAGAGTCTCATACCACTCACTCACGGTACCGGTGAAATCGGGAGCAGCAGAACTAGCACCAATTTCGGCGCCGGTTGAGCGGTTCACGAAGAGACCGGGTGAACGTGACCAGTAATAAGTACCGGCAGTTGCACCATTCACAAGATCAGCAAGAATCTCACGGTCAATCTCAAGAGCAATCTGCTCAGAGAGAATGCTAGTAAGCTCAACTTCGGCATCAAGGTTGTGATAGGCATTAAGATCCTGTCCCAACTCTGGCGTCCATTTCGCTTTGAGCTTCTTGGTCATCGCTGTAATAGCCACGGAATCGACTTTGATGTCGATCTCGGGGATATTATCTTCAGCTTCAAGTCCCCAATCTGCCTGTCCAACAATAGAACCTGCAGCGCCACCAGCAACGATATCATCCTTCTGGGCCCACGATGAAGTTGCTCGCGTTCCTGCGTTAAGTGCGGTCAAAATATTCGCACCCATACCGAGGGCACCACCTGGATCTGCTGATCCAGAAGCCGCACCATCGGCACCAACGCCAACCCAAACAGTAAGCAATCGGGCGCCCGTATCTTGACCAGGATCAACGTTACCGCTGAGTCGCGTGTGACGACGAACCAAACGAGCAAAAGCTGTATCTGTCGAGTCAACCAGAAGTCCATTACCAGCAGAACTGGAAATGTTATATGACTGGGGGCCCTGGAAGTTAAACTGATCGAGTCCACTACAAAGAATAGAGACAACAGCAACATCCGTAGAACCAGATACGAAATCCGGATCATACTGAGCTAACTTGTGTACAGCCGAACCAGAGGCTTCACCCCACTGGGAGAGCGCAACATTCTGTGCAGTTAAAGTAATTGTACTTGTCTGCCCTGAGCCAGTTGGCGAGGAATAAGCGTTGTTAAGGTTATAAGGTCCACCAGCGTCACCCATCTGCTGGGTCAAATCGACACCACCAGTGATTGCGGAAGCAACAGCGTTACCGCCATAGAGCGAACTCGAAAGATCATATCCTAGGCGCGAAATGGCAGTTGGATAATCACCAGCTTCCTGACTCACTGTAAAGTCAAGGAAGAAAATGAGTCCCGAAGGGAGACTCATAGGCTGAACGCTAACGAGATCGTTTGCGATCAACCCTGCGAACACACGCCGAACAATCGGAAACGCGACGGCTGCAAAACCCTCAACATCTCCACCTGCCATTGTGCTTGATTCACGGAGAAGCTCTTTAGCTTGGTTTTCAAGTAGACGAGCCATGCTCTGACGCTTTCTGCTGTCAGCAAGACCCTCAAGAAGACCTGTCTTCTCCCATTTATTTAGTAATGCGCTGCCTTCGGCGCGCATATCTCGATTGACAATACCTTCTGTCAATCTTTCAACGATACTAGCCATAATTTAAATACCTCCTGTAAAATTGTATTATTTAATGCCTGCTAACCGCCTCATTCGCTCTGCGAATGGGTCGGTAGGTTGTGCTGACTCATGACGAGTTGCACGAATTACAGAAGATGGACGGCTAATAGCTTCGCTTAGTGATTGTGGGCTTCGCACGGGCTTGGCCTCCACTGTGCTTTCAAGCGTATTATATATTGTCTTTGCTTCTGTAACAGAATCGGCTTTTGAAATAGCTTCGACAATTCTTTTCTTTTGTCGCTCATTCAAGGAGGTATTCCGTAGAACACGATTCGTGTAAAGCAAACGAGCATTAGAAAGATTTACATTTTGTAAAGTTTCCTTAAGCTCTTTTGTTGCTTGCTCATATTGTGAAAGACGCCCTTTGAGTTGTTTATTCTCGAAAACTAACTCTTCTTGGGCTTTCTTTAAAGTCTCTAAATCTTCTTCGACATCGGTGCTGCGGCGATGCGCTAGCTCTCTTTCAATCTCATGTTTCATCTCATGAGACGAGCGGCCGGCCCAGCCGGATAGTTCCGCACCCATGTCAACTGTTAATTTCTCTGCGATGGTATCAATAAGTTCATCGGAGATTTCAATTTCTTCTTTTTTCGTCTTTTCTTTTTTCTTTCTTGTAGGATCCTTTCCCTTATCCTCTCGACCTTTCTCCTGGCCGCCAGTTGCTCCGCGATAAACATCCGATTCTGGATCTTTATGCACTACAGGATCTCCAGGGCGCCACCGCTTCTCCCGGTCTTCTCCAAGTTCCTCTTCCTCACCATCGGAAAGCATTTCGGCAAGTTCTTCTTCATCAATCTCTAAATCTTCATCAATCTCAGCTTGGAGCGCTTCGACAGATTCGCGGAGGGCGCCGAGATCAAGTGTAACTTCGACATCTTCTCCTTCGCCGGGAATGCTCTTAAGGCTTTTGCCATCCATTTTGCTGGCACCATCTGTGGCAGCATAAGGAACGTCTTCTACGTCCTCTTCGATGCCATCAGCTTCGCCTTCAGCCTCAACATCTAAATCGGCTCCAAGATCAGCACCTAAATCGACTGCAGGGTCTGCGCCCAAATCTGGTGCGTCTCCAAGATCGGCTCCCAAATCTAAATCACCAAGCTCATCTTGTTCAAGAAGCCCATCTAATGCTGCGCGTACTTCATCAGAATATTTATCAATAATAGTTGATTCTGCGCTTTTAAGCGCGGCTTCGCGTAATGCATTGGCATCCACAATAGCTTCCTTAAATAAATTTGACATGAAATAGCCTCTAAAAAGATAATTTTCCTATGATAAATAGTGTTTTATATTGTAAAAAGACATAATTTTAATTATCTGCAAATAGCCAGTGAACATTAACGATCAACCCATTCATATTTTAGTGTTACATTCCCATATTCCGGCTTTGCAGTTGGTGTATGGGCCCGTTCCGAGATAGCAACTCCTATGAAAA